ACTTTCAGTATGTGATGTCGTCGGAATTCATGCGACGGAGCGACGAGAAGGGGTACGAGAAGTTCACCGAGATTGGCCGGCACGCGTGGGACATTCTGAACGCGGCGACTGCCCTGCCCGACGATGTGCGCGTCTACGTCCTGTCGCACACAGAGAAAAGCGACGACGGGACTACGAAGATGAAAAGCATCGGAAAAATGCTGGACGACAAAATTTGCCTTGAAGGCATGGTGACGATCGTCCTGCAAACCGATGTGATGGACCGTGACTATCGGTTCATCACGCAAAACAACGGCCGCAATACATGCAAGTCGCCGATGGGTCTATTCGAGGATGACACGATCCCGAATGACCTGGCGGCTGTCGACGCGGCTATCACCGAGTATTACTCCCTCACGGCTACGGCCTAACAAGCAACCACAGGAAAACGCACCATGTACGCACTGAACAACGAGTCCGCGCAAGCAGCACGCAAGGCCGAGCAACGGACGAGCTTCATCGACGAAAAAGGCAAGTATGTCGGCAAGTTCACGCGCGCCGAGGACATCACCGCGGCAAGCGGCACACGCGGCATCGCATTCACGTTCGAGACCGACGACGGCCAGAAAGCGAACTTCTCGATCTACACGATCAAGTCGAACGGCGAAAAACTCGGCGACTTCGGGACGCTGATGGCACTGATGACGTGCCTCGGTGTTAAGGACATCAAGCCGGCGCAGGTTGCATCGATGGTCTGGGACAAGGACGCGGCGGCCAACGTCAGCAAGACGCTGAGCCAATTCCCGGAACTGCTGAACAAGCGCGTCGGCATCCTGATCGCAATGGAGGAATACGAGAAGCGCGATCAGAACAAGCGGCCGACTGGCGAGACCGGCTGGAGCGTTCGCCTGAATGCCGTGTTTCAGGCCGACACCGAACTGACGGCATCCGAAATCCTTGACCGCAAGACGACGCCGACCAAGTTGCCGCAGCTAGTCGCCGCCCTGAAGGATCGGCCGCTGAAGAAGTCGACGGCATCGAGCAACGGCGGCCACATCGCCGATGAAAACTTCGGCGGATTCGACACGATGGCGGACGACATCCCCTTTTGAGGTACGCGCAATAAAACCGCGTCGCCGGCCCGCGCCGGCGTCAGCCAGGAGACCTCCCATGCAAGAGTTCACAGTCTGGTTCGACAAGAGCACCAAGCCGATACACATTGGCGTCTATGAAGTGCGCCGCAAGCCGAACGGCAAGACCATCTTTCGCCTGTTCAGCTACTGGACCGGCAAGCGCTGGTCCTACACCGCGCAGACGCCACGCGGCGCCGAGTCCTGCAAGCACCGGCCGAGCGCCGAGGCCGAGCGCGAAGGCGGCTTCGAATGGCGCGGTCTGCGACGCAAAAAAATTTGACCGCTACAGATACCGGCATGGTATCTTTATGCATGTACCGATACCGCCGCACAGATCAAACAAGAGGAACCGAAATGTCACTCAACCTGTTCGAAATCTCCCGCGAGTACCGCGATGCAGCCGACACGCTGGCTGAGTTGGATCTGGACGAAACGACCGTGCGCGATACGCTGGAATCAATTAGCGGCGATCTGACGACGAAGGCGCAGAACATCGGCTTCGTCATCAAGAACATCGAGGCCAGCGCAGAGCAGATTAAGGCGCACGCCAAGGCGATGCTCGACCGGGCGAAGGCGCTGGAGAACCGTGCAACGTCGGTCAAGCAATACCTGTTCGACGGCATGAGGCTGGCGAACGTGCCGAAGATCGACACGCCGTTTTTCAAGCTCGCGATTCGCGACAACCCGGCTGCGGTGCAGATCGACGACGAATCCCTGATCCCTGCCGAGTACAAGACCGATCCACTGCCGCCAGTTCCGGCGCCAGACAAGAAGTTGATCGCCGCCGCGCTGAAAGACGGCTTTGAAGTGCCGGGCTGCCGACTTGTTCGCGGCCAGCGTTTGGATATTCGCTAAGTCGAGAACCGCCATGCGAACCAACTTACGCCTGAAGTTCGATAGCTACAGCGAATACGGCTTCGACGGCTTCAGGTGGTTCATTCGCAGAACTGTCGCCTACTCCGACATTTGCATCCAGTGACGACAGCCGACCACTTACAGGATTGCAGGCAGCGCTTCATGGCCGCGGTGCGCGACGGTCGCAGCGGATCGTTCGAGCGCGCGAAGCAGATCGTCGAGAGCGTGCGCAGCAAGGCCGGCGAAGAAGTGGCAGAGCGGGCGAAGAAAGAAATCTGGAATTACATAAGATCGGACCGTAAAACGTGAAAAACATATACCGCCATGAGTTCGTGAGTCATTGCCCGAACAATGACAAGGCGATTGTCTACGCCTTATGCATCGAGACCAGCTCCGTAATTCAGGTCGAGCACATTGTCACCGCAGCAGCGCTGCACAAGCGCGCGTTTCATGAGGCGATTGCAGATGATCTGCACTCGCGTTTCGGCGGCCTGCAAACTATGCGCGCACATCACCACGGCGTCGATATTGAAACGGTGCGCGGCGATGAATGAGGCCATTGGTGAGCGTATCCGGCGCATTCGAAAAGAGCGCGGCATGACGTTGGCAACGGTTAGCGAGCGCATTTGCATGCATGCCAGCTACATCGGTCAGGTTGAGCGGAGCGAGCACGCTCCCGGCCTCACTATGGCAGCCGATTTAGCGCGCGTCTTTGGCGTCAGCCTTGATTACATCGCTGGACTCACTGAGCACGAGTGCAACCCTTACGTGCAGCGGGGCCGAGCATGATTCACTACCACGGCTCCCCTATTACGCCCGCAACGGCCGCCGTGCGAGTTTATTCAGGCGGTCACGCGTTTGTTTCTTTCCGGCACCCTGAGCAGCTTGGCCTTGCAATTGATGTTGCTCAGACGTTCGCGGTCGACAACGGTGCTTTCAGTGCATGGCGCAGCGGGAATCCAGTGACTGACTGGCGACCATTCTATGAATGGGTTGCAGAACTGCATCGCTATCCATCTTTCGACTTTGCTGTCATCCCTGACGTAATTGATGGCGATGAAGCAGCAAACGATGCCCTGCTGGCCGAATGGCCGTGGCGCGAGCGCGCGCCGTGGATAGGCGCCCCTGTATGGCACTTGCACGAGAGTCTCGACCGACTCGATCGCCTAGCGTCCGCATGGCCGCGCATCTGTTTAGGCAGTTCCGGCGAATTTGCTTCGGTGGGATCACAAGCCTGGTATGTCCGCATGGCCGAAGCCATGGATGTTCTATGCGACAAGAGCGGCAGGCCAATTTGCAAGATTCATGGTCTCCGCATGCTTGACCCTGACGTATTCACGCGCTTTCCGTTCGCCAGCGCAGATAGCACAAACATCGGCCAGAACATCGGCATCGATAGCAAGTGGCGCGGACCTTACACACCAGCGACCAAGGAATCTCGCGCTCAAGTTATGCGAGACCGGATCGAAGCTCATCAGTCGCCGACATTTTGGATACGAGAACTGGCGCCGGTTCAAACAGGTTTTGCCCTGGAGGCAGCATGACAGACCATCCATTATCCGGCGTTGCACAGTTTCTAACGCTCCCCCTTCCGCCGTCGATCAATTCATATTGGAGGAAGTCGCCGCGGGGCATGTATATAACCCGCGAGGGAAAGGACTTCCGCCAGCGCGTCGCCGAGATCGTTGCCGAGCGCCAAGCCATCAAGTTCGGCGATGCGCGCCTGTGCGTGGCGATGCACGTCAGCATGCGAGATCGACGCGTGGCCGACATTGACAACCGCGTCAAGGCCGCGCTCGATGCGCTGACGCATGCTGGCGTCTACGACGACGACAGCCAGATCGACGAGCTATTCGTCGCGCGCGGCGACATTGTCAAGGGCGGCCGGTGCCAAGTCATGGTCATGGGGGCGTGATGGATAAGCAACTCTACCGCCTTGTGCATCCCACCGCGCGCCAGTTAGCGAGCCGCGCATGCATCCACGCGCCAGACGGCTTCATAGTCGAGATCAAGCCGCCGACGAAATCTAGCGATCAGCAGGCCAAGTATCACGCGATGTTCGCCGATGTCGCCGCTCAAGTTCCATTCATGGGATCAATGCGCGACCTTGAAACGTGGAAGCGCCTGCTCGTCGACGCGTTCGCGCGCGTGAAAGCGGCAGAAGGCGATCCGGTGCAAGGCGTCGGCGCGATCATCCCCAATCTCGACGGAACCGGCTTCGTGCAGCTTGGCGTGCAGACGCGCAAGTTCAGCAAG